GGAGTATGAAATACTCCTCGAGGTTCAATATTCCCTAATAGGTGCTTCCTAAAAGGGAAGAGCAGACCTCCTTGGCCTGCACATATCCCTAATACATTCATTTCTTATAACTTCTTAGTTTTACGTATTTAACCCAAGCATAATGTTTCCTAACCTTGGTATAATCCATGTCATGGTCATTGTTATGGGCTTCTTCTTCAAAACTTACATCATGATACCTTTCGCTTTGTTTGTCCCATTTAGCAAAGTACATGATGATTAAGTACTCGATTGCATACCACAAGTAGTAGAATATCCACAACATCTCTTGCATTTGCTTGAGATGTATCTTCTCATGATTGTAATCATAGGCATCAAACTTAGCACCTTTTTTTACTAAGACGATGCCGAATAAATTCATGGCTTTATAACCTTTAAAAGGTATAAATTTGTTGTAGACTACCTTCATTATATCTTGTTTTTAAAGTTTTCGTAAGCGTTCTTTAACTTCTGGTCATAGGCATTTTCAGCATAACCAGGACCATTATACTTCCGAGCAAAGCCTGCCCAGTCATGTTCTTTCAGATTTTTCAAGCAACTGGTATTATTCATGTAGTAATACATGAGTTTTAACTGACTTTCATGAGATTCCTGCATCTTTTTCACGAATTCGAAGACGTCTTTACAGCCACAATAGAGGTGATTGAAGCCCATAATCTGAAACATTCCCCAAGAAGCTGACTTCAAAGCACATTCTTCGTCGATTTTCTTGGCAATTTCGAGTCTTTTGTACTCGTTTGCTCCTCCTAAGTACTTCGATTTATCCCATTTTGGGAAACAAATCGTAGGATAACTCTTTTGAGCAGCTACTGACTTGTCTAAACCGAACTTATTTTTGATTTCTTTGTACATAATGTGACCTTCAAACAGAATTTGAGGTCTACCATCTACTAGAAATCCATCTCTACCTGCTCCTTCAACCAGTTGTACTGCCTTTAAAAGAGCTGGCTCCAGTCCTAAATCATTGGCCAGAGCCACAATCATTTCATTAGTTAACTTATCCATAACGTTATATTTTAAAGTTCATTAAAGAAAAGAAAGTATTGCGTATACCTTATCTGGATGATAGTTAGGAGTTCTATTATCTTATATAAATTTATAATAATATGGAACAGAAACTCACATGTCACTTATGTAATTCACCCTTAAATTTGGATGATTATGATTTAGCCAAGACAGTACCTCAGTTAATGAAGGAAAAACAACTTTGTTTTCAATGTGCTTTTTGGCATAGAATTATTGAATCGGATAAAACTCTGATAGAGGATTCTAATTATGAAATGATTCCCTTGGTTACACCTTATTTTCAGCATTACTCTATTCACTTAAATAAGATTTGGTTAGAAGTCGCTACCTTTAGAAGAGAGTCATTAGGTTCAACCAAGAAATATATTGCTGCAATGGTAAATGATAAAGTGTATATTGGTTCGTATAATAATTGGGGATTCCAGGGAATAATTCCGGCACACTTAAGAGAACTTTTTACTCCAAATGGTATAATCCTAACTCCAGAACAACTAGACGACTTACTTAATCGGAAATCCTTTACCGCAGCAGATTTAAAAATTCTTATGAATAATTGCAATAAATCAGAATAATTTTGTATATTTGCATAAACATTTTAATAATAAAGATATGAAAAAGAACAAAGAAACCAAAAAGCTAAAGGAGGGTGAAGAAGTCATTTTCTCTGATGGCAAAACCTTAATGGAGAAAGTAATCGTAGAATCTATCGATAAGAAAGGTGGATTTGCAGTACTGAGCAATAAAGTAAAAGTATCAAGAACTATTGGACCAGATGGGTTCTATACAAGGTTAGATGGTAAATCATCTATGGTATTACCTTTAACGGATAAATCCGAATTGGATTACCAAGCCTTCAAAGCTTACTTCTCTATTAAGAGAAACTTGGAATTTATAGAAGCCAAGATAAAAGATATGAAGGACAAAGAGTTCAGCGAACTAATCGTAGAATTAGATAAGAAGATATCCAAAATCGTAACAAAATACTTTGAGCAATGACAACTTGGATAATCTTGGGTATCATATATGCCGTATGCTATATACCTGCATGTTTTATTACCAGAATAATTACCTCAGCCCACCCAATGAAAAGGGTGGGGTTCTTTTTCCTAACAGTCTGGTTAATCATGCCACTATTCCCGATATATTTACTAATCACATACTTTAAGAACTATGAACAGAGAAATCACAACGAAAAAGGTAGGTAAGCTAAAGAAGCTTACCAATCCATGCCCAGTAATTAAGGGAGAAGTACAGATAATGGTAGGAAGTCCAAAGTGTATTACCTGCCAATGGTTTGAAAGAAAATTCGAGAAAGATGGAAAAGCCTACGTACACTGCAATCGATTATAATTCCAAAGAGAATAAGGTAATCGAAGAAAGGATAAGAAATTACTATCTTCCAGTAAAGAATACATTTGAAGCAGTCCTATATGGAAGGCTTAATATACCCGATTCTTCAAGAGGATTATGTGCTGACCTAATGGATGTAAGCAGAACTATCAGTAGAGAATTTGCATTAGTCGAAGAAGTTTTCCTATGGAGACATGTAATTAAACCATGGTTCACCCCACAAAGGTTTAATATCGAGATAGTATACTTTGGTTATTATAACCCTACCATCATAAAATTGCAAGGAGAAGGATTAAGAATTGAAGGTAGGATATGGTATAGAATGCCATTAGAAAACCTAGAAGGACATGAATACCTTCTAGGAACAGCGTTCTGGTTCCCTGTATCTAAAGAATATAATGCTGAACGTATTAAAATACTAGAGTGTGCCTTAGAAGATTTAGAGAGAATTAAAAGAGAGGGAGAACCAGAGCTCCCTCCTCTTACATTTGAAGAACCTAAAATATACCCATGATGGAAGATTTAGCAAAGCTTACCAAAGAGGAAGAGGAAATCCTTATGCTTACCGAAGAGATTTGGAATAGGTTTTTGGCATTACCTATCAATCATCCGATGGAGGCAAATGAGATAGCGATGAAGATACATGATATCCAGAGGATGATTATATCTAGGCCTGGATTTAGGATGAACCAAGAAATGTTTAGGCAATATGGTAAAGGTTGATACAGTATATGAGGATGAATTTAAGAGAATCCTAAGGTGTTCTGAAGGCAATAGGATTTGGTATCAGTTATGGATTACTGATTTGGATATGAATTGTATTGAAAGATACTTTAAAGGTTATAATGAAGTTAAGAGATGGTGGTTACCTAATCTTCAAATGTGGTATGTTTTCTTTTATCGAAAGAATGGTGGTAAGATTAAGGGAGTATTAGGTAGGGAAAGGACCAATAACTTATTAGATAGTATTTTATGATAAGTTGCCAGGGATATTAGGTCTCTGGCTTCTTTGTGTGGTTTGTGGGATGTCTAGGTACCCCTTAATACGAGGAGCGATTTTTGTGTGGTAGTAAATGGGGGGAACGGTTACGTTAAATTTAACATTCAAAAATAAAAAGTAAGGGACAAACATTTTTATTTGTCCCTTTCAATTTTAAATTAATTCAATCAAAGTAACACATGTATCTTTATTTTGCAAAACAAATAATTCGCTACTATCGTCTTTTCTTGAATAGATATTATAATAATCTGATTCAATTATTTTTTTGTGTCCGTCTTGCAAAAGCATTTTATCTAATGTTTCAAACGTTTCATTTAAACGCTTTTCTGTTTCTTCTTCGTCTTGCAAAGATTCGCTTTGCATATCTAAAACGGAAATATTTATCTTTCCGTCACTCTTAGAAATCGAATGATTTAAAAATTTCTTTAATAGTTCTTTGTTCATATCTTTAAAATTTTAAAAAGGGAAAGATTAAATCTTTCCCTTTGCAGTTAGTTACTTGAAATTCTTAACAATATTCAAACCTTTTGTAAGAACTTCTTTTTTTGTGTCCTTTGTATTTTCGCTTGCAATAGACGCAAAAGAAAAATCATGAATTTTATAAACTTGCTTATAAAAATCGTTGAAAGCTAAAACAAGTGTTTTTAATTCATTTTGTTTCTTTTCTTCTTTTGCTTTGCAAATCGAATCAAGCAAAGAAAAAGTTGTGTTTCTTAATTTTTTTCGATACGCTTTCTTTTGCTTTTCGTTCAACTCTGCAAAAAGACTTTCAACGTAAATTTCGGTCTTTTTCCCTAAAGAAGTTTTTAAAAGTCCGTTAGTTTTTTCATTTAGACTTTTAAAAATACTATCAACTGATAATTTAATAGTGCTATTTGCTTTTGCTTGCGCTTTTGCTTTATTTGCACTAACTTTGTTTACTTTGTTGTTAACAACTTCTTTTTCTACTACTACATTTTTTAATTCTTCCATAATAAAATACATTTAGTTTTTAAGTTTATTTTATTATATCCTTTTCTCTATAAAACTAAATGATTTATAAGAAAAAGAGAAAAGGAATATTTAAATTAAATTGTTTCAATAAGTCAAACGATAAAATACTATCAATACAAAAGTAGTTTTTATCTCTCTTTCTGTATTACAAAGATACAACTTATATTTTAATCTACAAAATTTTCAGAGAATTTTTTCTTTAAAAATTGTTAATCAAAATTTTAAATATCTCTTTGCTTTTTCAACAATACAAAGATAAGAAATATATTTGAATCTACAAAACATTTTCAGAAAAATTTTCGAGAAATTTTTAAAGAATTATTTTTAATAATTTTGCATGAAAAATTTGTAAGTAGGTTTTAGGGGTTTGAAAGGTGGGAATGGTTGTGGGTAGGTAATATAGGTATATTGATGGATATAGGGAAGGGGTTGGTATAGGACCACTTTAGAAAAAAGAAGGCCCCATACAGTCCGGTAGATATTATCTGTATATTATCATACATAAAGGCCATTAGGTGACTAGCAGGCTTTTATACCAATGCCATGGGCCATGTATGGAGTCCTAAAGAACTAAGGCCTATATTAGGACATATGTAAGCCTTAGCAAGTCCCATGATGGCCTAGAGTTAGGTTACATAAGAAAAGCCCAGTACCTAAGATAGGCTGGGCTTATAGGGTGTAACATAGTTAGCGAGATTTGAATATAGCAATCAAGGCAACCATAGCCGGAGATAGCATAAATGATAAGGCAAGTATCATTGTAATATTACCTTGTAAGGCTTCTGATAAAATGTATAGAGCTCCCATAGTGATTAGCAAGAATAAATGTCGGTTATGATAAATGTATTGTTAACGTAGTTGATAATAGGTTCGCATTGGTCATTGTTTTCGCAGAATACATTGTATAAGGCAGCTTGGATATATTCGATATCGGCATCCTGGTAAGTAGGGCCAGTAGTGAATACCCAGGTATGTGTACCCTTATAATCCGTGACCGTAGAAGTAATTGATGCAAGGTGTAAGTCATATTGCTTAAGGGAAGTACTTTGGATTGCTTCTAGGATAGGAATGATATATTCTGAGTAACCCATAGAGTCATCGATAATAGAATCGTCATGGCCAGTAGAGATAACTACCAGGTCCTTGGCAATAGGATAATAATAGGCAATTGGGTAATTGTTACCGTTGAGGATGTTGTTTGCATTAAATTGAATTGTTTTCATATCTATATATTTTTAATTGTTTATACTGCAAATATAGACATTTTTATTTAAATATGCAAATCCTACTGAGGCCATTAATGGATAATGTCTTATAGCTCTATAACTTATTAATAATCAAAGAGTTACATAATCTATATCTCTTCTAGCCATTATTAGTTTCTTTCTAACTAAATATAAGGGCCATTAATAACATACTTACTAGTTTTATGTACCCCTAATAGCCTAAATCCTAATGCCAAATTACCTCAAAATTTAATATAATCCCAATAAATTTGATGGCCATGAATGGTATATTTTAATGCCTAATCCCCAAATCCTATTGCCTAATCCTAACCAATTTCTATATAATATATACTAATATAAAGGGCCATTAGGGGTCTAGGATTAAGGGGATTTAGGTACCCATATGGGCCTTAGTTGTGGGCCTTTTAGGCAATGGGTTATAATGACCAAAGGCTATGAGACATATGTGTTAGATAGCTCTAGGGTATAGTGGCTGTATAGTGAGAGGTAGGCTAAGCCTAGAAGTTTGCCTTAATCCCAACACCCCCGGAAGGCCTTCAAATTAGTTATATGTATATTGATTATATGATTGGTGATATTAGGTATGTGTATTATGTAACATAGTTAGGCCCAGTATGATTTTGTTTATTGTTCATACTGGGCTTTAGTATTTATTTTGATATTTGTTTTTGTTTGGGGTTAGGTGTATCTTAGGATTACAGTTTCTAATAAGATTAGTAGGATTATCTGTAGGCCTTGTAGGATTAAGTATATGTATTTTTGTTTGTTGGTGGGGTTTGGTATTTGATGGTATATCTTATCCCTGTAGGTTAATGATAACCAGGTATATAGGATTACTGGGATTAGTAGTAGGGTTTTCATTTCCTTTTCTGTTTTAATTTGTTTTGGGTACGTAGGTGCTTGTTGAAGATTGCACCTGAGTCTGTGTAGTAATGGGGGTTTGGTTTACCTGGAGTAGGAAAGTGTTCATTCCATTTATCCTGGTGAGGTATGTATATTTGGTTCTTGGATTTCTTTTTCATAGGTCTAATATTGCAGTTTTGAATCCTATTGATGTTAGTTCTTGGGTTTGGATATGTACGATTTCGAAGTAATCCTTGATACCTTGTAGAGAATAGAATTGTAGTACTCCTCCGTCTCCATATTCAGCATTTACCTGGTCTATGATTTCCTCATAAGCCTTGTCTTGGTTATCATCTAATGAATGGTAGATATCTTGGACTTGGCCCTCTTCTACGATTACTAAGGTTGTGATTTTTAGTTTCATTTTCCGTAATGTTTTAGTTCTTGGTTATACTCTGGGTATTTTTTCTCGTAGTAGTCATAGAGATATTGGTATTCGTCATCTCCTGACCAGCAATCAAGGAAGTAATCATATTGGTCCTCGGTTGCCTGTGATGGGTGTATGTGCAATGTATACTTACAGTAGTGTTCCCATACTGTTTTAGGTTGAAATTTATTAGTAGGGAAAGCCATGACTACTAGAGCCATGGCAATTGATGTTAGGATTATAAGTTTAGTTCTCATGGATGAATGATTTGAAAAGACTGATAATATTTTCGGTGAAAGTGTAAAGAGTTTCTGGTTCTTCGAGGAAGTTAAGATAATAGTCGATTTCCTCGGCATGTTCTTCCTCATCGAAGTTATCTTTGTAATGTTGGAATTTTTGCATGATAAGAGGTTTGTATTTTTCCTGTTCCTGGATAATGGTTGCACCGTAGAGTACCATGTCTACTTCGTCTACGTTATAATCGAAGTATTGGTCATCGCAGCCTCTAAGTAAGTCCATTTGATTGAGGATATCCATTAGGTCGAGTTCTAAGGATTCCTTATCGGCATAAGTATATACCCAAAGCATATCGCCAGAGTAATTTACCATATCATCGTAATGTGGGTCATCCTCGGCAATTTCGAAGTCATATGTATTTTGGGCATGTGACATGGGCATTTGGCCTTGGATAGAGATAATATGATAAGGATTTTGTGCAATGATTAATGCAAGGATAGAAGTAGAATTTAATGTTGTCATGATGTTATAAGTTTTGTGGAGGGTAGTGAGCCCTCCTGGTTAATATTAAGCGAGTTGATTGTTAAAGTTGGTCTGGTTATCAGGGTCAGGCCAATTCATGGATTCCTCCATGTATTCGGTAGTATAATCGATAATGGTTGCAGCATCGTCCTTGTTAATGGTAGCAACCTCGGATTCGATTTCCCGTTGGATTTGGTCGTAGTGATAAGCAAATGACCTCCGTATGCGTGCAGCAATTCCGGGGTATTTTTTAAATAATTCGATTAATTTACTTTCTTCTTTCATAACGTCTATATTTAAATTATTAATGATATGCAAATATAGAAATAATAAATAATATATGCAATAACCTCGATTACCTACTGAAGCCTTATAAGGTCAACTATCTCGATTGAAGAGTATGGCATACCTATAAGTTCTGAAAGTATCCTTTTGGTATGATATACATGAAGATGGTTGGGATTTAGTTTTACCCTTGGGAATATTAGATATGGCCTTAGTTCTTCAGTTCTGTATGTTATGATTAACTCTTCGCAGAACTTTTCATTTTGGCAATCGAAAGACACTAAGAATTTAGACTGTTCTAGCATATTATTAATATTAAGCAATGAGTATTCTCATAAGTTAAAGGTTCTTTACTAGTAGGATGGGAGGATGCACCCATTATTAGGATAATTCCTCCCATGACTAAGATAAGTATAATGTTAGGCTTCATGTAATTCCTGATAGGTTGTACATAAGTCCTCGATTAGGTCCTCGATAGTATCCTCCCAGGAATCGTACCCGTCAAGGTTATATTCCCCGGCAAATACGAAAAATACGTCTCCGAATATTAGCCGGACTGTTTTATCTGTAAGATCCTCATCCTCGTCATATAGTTTGTTTTCGGTTTCATTATCCAAGTCCTCGTCTCCATTGAGTATATCGGATATTTCTGATAAACGTTTGAGATATGAGTTAAGAGTTTCAAGGTCCTCTTGGGAACGTGTCTCTTTGAATTTAAGATAAGTTTTTGATGGTACCATAGTTAGTCCTCCTTTGATTTTAATGGTTCGGCAATTACTGAAATGAATCCTGCAGGATACAATGTATATAGGATACGATATCCGGGTTCATGTGGTGGTAAGAATACATTAAGTATATTCCTAAGTAATGGATAGAGTTTCCATTGGTTATCCTCTAGAAATTGATTCCATTCGGCTTTTTCTGTATCATAGTTAGCTGATAGTTGAATATGGAATCTTGGATTTTCCTCGGATAGAGGAGTAAATACGTTGGTGACTACCTCGATTTCGTTTGATTCCTTTTTGTATTGGGTAATTGGATACCAGATACCTTCGTTTTTCCATTGATTGAGCTGGAATATGGTCATCCCAGATTCAAGTAAGTTGGTGAGTTTGTAAAGATTAACCATGTTGTTGTCTATTTTAAAATGAATAATATATTTTATTTCTCACTACAAATGTAAGAATAATAAATAATATATGCAAATATAACTGAGGTAGAGGCAGGCTCTGTATGAATTAGAGTCCTGCCTCTTGGGTAGATATGAAAACAACTGGTTAATCGTCATTAAGAGAATCCTCATCAAGGATTTCATTTGATAGTTCGTGAAGAAGTTCTACCCGGTATTCTTTTGGTAGGCCATCTATGGTTCCCTTGATTTTCTCTTTTAAGACTCCTCTAAGGGTATCTTGGTATTTTTTAACAAAGGTAATAGCCGAAATTGGTACTGGTATAAGTATCCTCATTTGTGTAGTATTATTACATCTGTCAAGTAATTCCGATAACTCTTTGCGGTTTTCCAATGAATGTTGAATAACCATGGCGATTACATCTGGTTGTTGAACATCAGTACAACCTGAAGCATAGCGTACAATTCTATCAAAGGTTGATTCTGTAATGTCAAAGGGCATACCATTTAAGAAGGGTTCCCTGAAGTCAGGGTCCATGGTTTCTGTTTCTAAAATAGCTCTGATTTTCATAATTCTACTTCTCCTATTCCGTTACTTCTCCTATTCCGTTAGCAAGTAAATAATCGTAGTACAAATGTACGTTAGTATCTCCGTAAGTCCTAATATAGGATTCAGCATCCTCTGGGTCTGCTGAGACCCAGGGATATTCTTGTATCTGTGCCTTATGTAACTGTAAGGCCAGAGATTTTAATTCTTCTTCGTTCATGATATTCTGAAGTTAAGTTGGTAAACCCAATGATTTTTATCCAGCTTGGTGAATGAGATAAAGATACCGTCACCATCGGTAAAATTTTGCATAAATCGTATGCAGCCATTGGCAATGATGTTTTCTCTTGGTCGGTCTACTGTAACCAGGCTTTCAAATGTAAATGTATAATAGCAAGTTTCGTATACCCAGATTTGATTGATATCAATGCAAGCAAGTTGATAGTTATCGTATAACTTACTAAGTAACTCGTATAAGTTAGCCTTTAGGTTTTCCTTTTCTCCATTACAGAGGGAGAAAGTGTTTTTGTTAGCAATGAATCTTTGAAGTACCTCTTCTAAGTTCTGGATGGAGGATTTAGATGTTGTTGTTTTCATATTTTTATTATTTAATTATTACACTACAAATATAAGCATTTTATTTTAAATATTACTTTATTCATGCAATTATTTTAATATAGCTGAGGTTCTACATACAAGAAAAGGCAGTTGGATTGACTGCCTTTTGATTGATTTGTTAACTCTGATAAGAAGGTTTCTTCTTTTTGAATGGCTTTACTTCCCGGGTAACTTCTTGTTTGTAGAAAGCATCGATATTGGAATGAAGCATTTCTATAGTCTCCTGGGTTATGGTATCCTTTGAGCTACAAAGAGTATCATATATGGTTTCCCATAGTTCATTAACCAGATGCTTTTTAATGTCTTCTTTGACATCGGATTCTGGTTCAAATTTGATAGCAACTGTAACATGGTCAATGGTATCTCCTTCTAGGAGAAGGCCTTTGAATCGAGAAATGTCATCAGGAGCATTTAGGTTATCGTTCAAGAACCTCTCTATGCACATATCGCCTCGCATTAATTGTGAGGCATGTTCTGCTGAGATAGGGAATTCCTCTATGCCGAACATAGAATTTTCATTGTCTTCTGAGGTAAATACGATTTTTAGCATTATATTTTTGTTTTTAAACGGTTAATTACTTCTTCGTAGAATTGATTTATGAACTCAGGTTCAGGAGTTGAAGAACCTGGGTTAAGTTGTCTCCAATGGAATCTCACGCTGTTCTTAATCTCAAGAGCAAGATTATTAGCAGCTAAATCAAAAGCCTCGTTGTATTGAATAATCTGTAAGAGGTTCCTTACACATTTGCTAGCATCTCCTAGAGGTACTTTCTGTTCAATCATTTCGAATCCGTCCTCGTAAATCTCTACTGTATCAATGTAAATGTCATCAATATGGTTAAGAGAATTGATTAAGTCTGGAGTAGTAACTTCTTCCTCATCTCCCAATTCGTTAGCGATTCTGAAGGCTTTGATAAAGGCATCTAAGATTCCCTGCATATCGGGGTCCTGTTCCTTAAGTGGAATACGTCTAATGATTCCAACTTGTTCGAATGATAAGTAATACTTGGTTTGCATAGTTATAAAATTTTGATAGATTATTAATTCATGTACAAATATAAAAATAATATTTTAATCTGCAAACAAATTAATAATCTATCTTTAAATTACTGAGGCAGAGCCCGGAATCTGTTTAAGTCCCAATCGTACTTTCTGTCTCCCTTATTAGTAAATACCCAAAGGTAATGATCCTTGTATTCCTTTGCTATGGTATTATACTTAGAGGTCTGAATGATGATACGATTTGGTTCGTATTCAAGTAATTCTGCATGTACTGTAGATACATGATGACTTTCAAGATTAAGTTTATCCTTGAAGTCTTTAAGGAACTCATCCCGGTTTACACCATAGTTATCTCCCACGAATTTAATGTAATCATCCTCTACCTGTTCTAACATGGTAGATACCTTGAATCTAAACTTGTTCATCTTTGTTATTTTTAAGGGTTCGTAATTTCTCTTTGAGTTCTTCAGCACATCTTTCAATGATATTACTTACTACTACCAAGCAATCTTCATCTGCAAATGACATAATGATATCCATACATTCATCAAAGTAATTTCCGATTGATTGAGGATTATTCCAAAGTACATCCCAGTTCTTGCAATAATTAAACCGGATAATATCTACGTATTCATTTACTGATACCTTACTATCTGGTAAATATGGATATACCTTTGAATACATAGATTTAAAATTATCCTCAATCTCCTCATTCAATCTAAACTCTTTTGGT